TGGAAGCTGCAAGGCCCCGACGATGACGACGAGGCCGAAGCCTTGGACCCCGACGACGATCCCCGTGACTGCCACAAGGACGATCCTGAGGAGGACGAAGATGACTAACTTGGACGAAGACCGCGCCAATAGGTGGTTCGCCGGGATCATGGCCGTCATGTTCGCCGTCCTCGGGGCGGCGCTGGTGTGGACCCACCGATGACGGCCCACAGTCCCGGCGCCCGACTGGTCGAACACTGGTTGAAGCGGGAGGCAGAAAAAGACGTTGCCCTGCTACCCTCCACCACCAGCGCCAAGACGGGGAAGGTACGCAACCCGTACTCTCGTCACGCCGCCTTCTTCAACACCGTCCTTCTCCCCGCTTGCCGTGGGGAGGAGGAGAAGTCCATGCGGGTCATCGACGCCTTCTTTGAGCAGAAAGCCGAACACACCGCCGGATGGTACTTTGGACGCTTCCAGACGGCTTATAGGCTCCTCATCCTACAGGTGGACAAACGAGCCGCCTTCCTCCTTCGGGCGCAGCAGCGTGCGGCGGAGGAGCGTGTAGAGCGCGAGGAGCGGGCGACGGTACCGATCAAAGGGCCGGCCGCCGAAGCGGTGCGGCAGATCGCTCGCAAGTGGCTGCCGCCCACCGTGGCGCGAAAGGATCAGGCTTGAACGTCATCGGTATCGACCCCGGCCTTTCAGGGGCTATCGCGATGGTCACGGACGGACCCAACGGTCCGACGCTCGTGGATGTATTCGACGCACCCGTCTACGAGGCGAAGGTTGGGAAGAAGAACCGGAGGCGGATCGACTGCCCCCGGCTCCTCTATCGCATGGCCGAATTGGTCGCCCACACCGAGAAGCCCAACGCCTACGTCGAGGAGTCATCCATCCGACCGGGGGAGGGCGCCGTCGGGGCGCACTCCTGCGGGAAAAACGCCGGTTACGTCGAGATGGCCGCGCTGACGGTCTCGCGGATGGTGTCGTTGATCCGGCCGCAGAAGTGGAAGGCCGTGGTCGGCCTCCCTCTCAAAGCCGACAAAGACCAAAGCCGCTACGAGGCTCGCAGGCGCTTCCCCGAGATGGCCGATCGCTTCACCCGCAAGATGGACGACGGGCGGGCAGAGGCGGCGTTGATCGCTTTGGCAGGGCTACTGATCCAACAGGGGCACGCGCTTGCCGGCGTGGAGGATCTCCCCGTTTAGCCGGGTGGCCCCGCCAGACGCTCAAGGACCGGCGGGGCCTCGATGATCGGGCGCTCCACGATCATTCCGTGATCGCCTCAAGGCGCGGGATCGTGAATCGGGTGATGATGTCCTTGAAGGACACCACCAAGCCCACGGGAAGATCTCCGCGCTTCGACGCTTCTTCCAGTTCCGCCGCCATGCTCTTGACTTCGCTGATGCACAACGCCAAGTCTTTCTGTTGATCGACGGTCATGCGACTTCCTTTTTGATCTCGCGGATCGTGTCTCGCACCCCGGCCAAGCTCCCGCCGGCGTCTTTGATCGCCGCCTTCACGTTGGCTTGCGCGTCCGGTGAGGCGTCTTCTACGCCCTTCACGACGGCCTTGAGGGCCGTGATAGCCTTCCGCCGCTTGTAGCCCATCAGGAGCGCCGCGAGCGCAGTAGCCACCAAGGCCGGATCTTTCGCCGCCTCCATCGGGTTCTGCCCGACCCAACGTAGTAAGTCCCCGGAGCTTCCGTCCACAGGAGCGCCCTTCGCCGCGAGGGTGTTGAGCGCATCGTCGGCCTGCTTCTCGACCTTGGCCTTCGTCTCTTGCGCGACGGCGATAGCCGCCTTCGCCGTCTCAGCCGCCGCCGTCACCGCCGGGGCCAGTTGGTCTACTTTCGACGACACCTTCCCGATCAGTTCCTCCGCCTTGTTCACCGTGCTGCAAGCGCAGCACAGCAAGGCGGTACTCAGCAAGATCATCGACTTCATCGTTCGCTCCCTTGAGCTTCAAGTTCTCAGACAGGTGAACCTCAAGGCCCACCCTCGGTAACGGGAATCCTACTGCGCCGGGATCTACTCCCACGAAAACGTCCACCTTGTCATAGGCGCACCCGCTCAAGGCGACCAAGGCCAGCATCAGCGCAAGCGAAAGGCCCCGGTCGGTGTTCTCACCGCGACGCGATGCGGAGTCTTGACACCGTGTAGCGCACCGCCGGGGCGTGGCCATCTTACCCCGAATCGGGATCATCGGGTGGTCCGTTCACCAGATCGGGAACGTCCAGAGGGGTTTCCGTCCACCGGGCGATGATCTCCAAGGCCATCACCGTTTCGCGTGCCCGCCACAGATCGCGCCGGTGTCGGCGCATCGCCCGGTTCGCCGCGTCGTGGTGGACTTGCGACATACGCCGCATGTCTTGCGCCAGCCTCCGCAACCGAAAGTGCTGCCAAGTCGAGTACGCCGCCAGAAAACAGATCAACGCCCAAGTCATGGGCGGGATTGTACCTACCGATGAACGTGTGCATTCTCACGAACGGATTCTGCGACCGAGGCGGGGATCTTTTCCACGGCACTGGTCATGCGGTCGATGGCCGCCGTGTTCCGGTCAAGCGCAGGAGGCACCTTGTCCACCAGCGCCTTGACGACGTAGCCGAGAAGCGCCGCCAAAGAGGCGACAAGGCCGGCGAGAATCCATTTAACCGTAGGGTCGTCGGGCATCGTAGTTCGCTTTCATGTCAGGTACACATCAAGCCCGCCGGCACCGGCGGTTTTCGTTTCGTAGGCTCCCGCAGAGGGAACCGATGGACGTTTGCGACCCGCCAAGTCATGCGTGGAACCGGAACCGGAGTAGTCCACCCCGATCGCACGCGCGGGAGAGCTTCGCGGGATGCCGTAGTACCCCGTCGAGATCCCAAGCAATAGCGGATCGCTGCTGATTTCAGTCCCGCCAAGCACGAAGCCGAGCGTCGTGACGTCGTTCCAGCAGTTGTTGTTGCGGTTGAGCGTGCCGACGATGACCGATGCTCCCACATCAAACCGCTGCACGATGCAGTTCTGCATGTTGATCGTGCCGTTGATGATGAAGACCGCCGCCACCCCGGTTGCTTTGGTGCCGTAGGCCGTGCAGTTGCGGTAGGTGCCGACGCATCCGGCGTCCGCTCCGAAGCAGCCAAGATCGTCCGCCGCCAGCGTCATCTTCGTGTTCTGGCAAGTCTGCGGCGAGGTGACATAGCTCGACAGCGGGAAGTGAAGTTGGCAATTGACCGAGATACAGCGGTCGATCGTGCCCGATGAGTCGTGGATGTTCTGGACGGCGCTCTTGGTGTTCCCCTCGAAATGCACGTTGCGGATGAGGAACCCGTCCGATCCGACTCCGACGCCGCCGGTGTGCAGGGAGATCCCGTCTCCGTCCGGTAGAAGCTCCCCGAAGTTCCGCGCCTTGCGGGTGCCGTTCCACGACGCTCGACCACCGATGTAGGTGAAGTTCGGCAGGTTGAATCCGCCGCAACCGTCCTGCCCGTTAAACGAATGATCGCAGTCGATGAACGTCAACGTATCGCAGTCGTCGCCGCCGAAACCGTGCTGTCGATAGCCGTAGATGGCGATGCGCTCGAAACGACAACGGTTCGCTCCGACCGCGTAGAAGCCCGCGCTGTCGGCGTAGATCCCCGCGGTGCCCGTGCTGGAGGAGTAGTCGACGCGGTGGTACGTCGTGGACGGGTTCCCGACCGAGTACAAATAGAGCGTAGTCGCGCCGCTGTCGTAGAAGAACTTCCGATCGGAAGTGACTTCCCCCACGGCGTCCATGCGTAGGCCTTTGGAGAAGGCGTAGAACGACGCATCCGCGCTGGACCGCAAGATGATCGTGCCGGGGTCCGAGGCGACCGTCGTGATCTTCCAGACGTTGCCCGAGTGATTGACCCACGTTCCGGCGACTTGCGATCCGCCGTAGATGATCGGGATACCGCCCCATCCACGGAAGGTTACGTCCGTCGTCGCAAGCTGCACCGCCGCTTCCGCGTAGATGCCGGGTGCGATCCAGATTTCATCATCTGGAGAAACCAGAGTGCAAGCATACGTCACCGTCGCCAACGGCAACGTCGAGACGTCGCCGGCGTTCGCGTTGCTTCCGGTCGTTGAGACGTAGTAGATCGTCACGGTTTAGTTGGCGTTACCGACCCATGCGTTGAACTTGAACACCGCCGTCACGGCGCCCATGTTCTTGATGCCGACAACGGTGTACCCACGATTGGTACCCATCATCACCGGGGGATGCGACGGGCCGATGTACTTGGTCATGCCACGAATCGGGGTTCCCGGCGTGCCTTCCGCCGCAGGAGCCGACGCCCCGAACTTCGAGAGGATCTTGGTGTCAACGTCCGACGTAAATTCGATGTGACTGATCGGCGTCGTGAAGGTGAGGTCGCTGGTCGCCGTCGTGGCAAGGGAGATTTCCCCACACCACGGGTTGGCTTCCGATCCGCTGCCGGTCAAAGAGGAGTAGAATCCCATAGGTGGTACCTTCGCCAGAACTTAGGCTATGATCTTGGGCGGACAAACTCATGATCTACGAACGACCTTTGCGCTACCGACGATTCGTGCTTTCGATCATGCGGGCGAAGCTGATCCGCTTCGGTCGGTTTTCGACGGCATCCTTGATGGGCACCGGCGAACTGGCGGTGGCGCTCGGCGTCCCGTTTCAGAACATGGCCGAGGTGCTTTCCAAGATGCGATCCGACGGGATGGTCGTCCGCGTGCGGCACGGCTTCTATCGCGCCACTTCGGAGTTCCCTCTTAGCGGTAGCGACCAAGCAGAAACCTTTCCAACGGATCGGACGGAGCCCGCGTCGGCTCCGCGTTCGGGTCTTGGTACTGCTTGCTGATGCGATCCCGGCGCCGGGTGCGGGCAGCCGCTTCCGCGAACTGCTCTTGCGCCAGTGAAATCTCGTCCTCGGTGGTCGGACCGGCCTTCCCAACGGCGGCACGCACGATGCGAGCCTTGGCCGAGCGGAGTTGCTGATCGTCAACCGATTGGCGGTAGCGACCTTCCTTGCCGACGTCGATGACCTTGGCGCGAGGAAGCGGGATCGGTGACAGCGCCGACGACAGGAGCTTGGTCCCAAAGCTCGATTGCGCCTCCGCCGACTGGCGATCCACGGCGTTGACCATCACCTTGAACTCGTTCAGGTTGAGCAGGTTCAGGCGGTTCAGTTCGTTGACGAAGCGCAGTTGTTGCGACCAACGCACCACGTTCGGAGGCATCGAGATCCCGAACAGTTCTCGCGGCGATTCGGTGAAAGGCTTGTCGCTGTACAGATCGCGCCCGAAGGCTTGCTCGATGCCAGCGCGGATAACCGGGTGCATGTTCCCAACGATGTAGCGCAGCGACGGGTCAAGGTTGTTGTCGCCCTTGAAGTACGAGTCGAAGATGGAGGCGATCTTCGCCACTTCACCGATGGGGATGAACGTGCCGAACAGCCCCATTTCAGGACCGCGATCGGTGTTCTTGTAGGGGATGCCGTAGCCGTCCGCGATGTACTGCGGAAGAACGGTGTCCAAGTCCTTCTGGTTGAGTCCGGCGGCGGCGACCGCGTTCTCGCGGATCTTCTCGTAGGTGGTGACGGCGGCAGGGCGCGAGAAGTAGAGGTCGAAGGCTTGGCCGACCGCGTACTTCTGGAAAGAGTAGAACGGAATGAGCCGGCGGAAGACGGTGCGCTCCGTCCAAGTCATCGGCTTGGTGGAGTCGTAGAGCCACTTGCGGACCTCGGAGGCGGCGAGGTCGGGGTCCATGCCCTTCTTCAACCCGCCGAAGAACGCCGCGAGACGGGCGTGATCGTCGAGCTTGGATTCGAGCTTCATGCCCGCTTGGAGGAAGGGGGAGTCCTTGACCTTCTTGACGGGAAGAATGAGCGACGGGATGTCCTTGACGTACTGCTTGAGCGTCGCCCCGCCCTTGAGCATGGCGGCTTGTTCGACGGTGAGCCCCGCTTCGTAGGCGTAGCCGCCGGCACCGATGACGCCGCGCTGCCGCGCCATGCTGAGCGCGTCCTTGAGGCTGATCTTGGTGCCCTTGATGTTCACGGCGGCGAGAGCTTCAAGCGCGGACGGATCGCCTTCCAAAGCCTTGCCGAGAGCCCGCATGGCCTTGGCGGCTTCAAACTGCCCCATCGGGGAGTAGAGCCCACCGGAGAGCGCGGAGACGGCGGACTGAATCCAGTTGCGGGCGCGGGTCTGGAGGAAAAGCGGGTTGTAGACGGTGTGCCCCGACCACGCGGCCTTGAAGTCGTCGAGCATCTTCACGATGCCGCTGTCGTGGAACGGATCGGGCCGCGAGATGTCGTTGACGAGCTTCTTGTACGCCTCGTGCGACTCGCGGGAGACAATCTTGATCTTGGTGTTGGCGTCCCAAGTCCCCTTCACGCGGTCGAGGATGGTCGGCCCGTCCACGCCGTTCTGGAAGATGGTGGCGGCTTCGTCGAGGGCCATAATCCCCTCGGCTCCGTACCGCTTCTGCAAGACCATCTCTTGGGCGAACGCGCGCCCTGAAAGGCCCTTCTCACGCAACCGGCGCACAAGGTCGGTGCGTTTCCCCTTGTCGGCCAAGAGCGCCCCTAAAGCCTCCGTGCGGTCGGCGCGGTTGGCCTTGACGGCATCCGACGCTTCCCCGGTGATCTCATCAAGGCCGTTGGCCATTTCGTCGATGAGGTCGTCGATGGCCTTTTTGGAACCTTCGTGCAGTTCCCGTTGTGCGCGGAGAACGTCCTTGGCGCGTCCCGCCCGTTCCTTGAGTGTGGCCCCGAGGGCGTCGTAGTCGGTCGTCTTCCGCGCAAGATCGTCGTAGGCGGCTACTGCGGAGGCATCGGCGGTAGCGAACGCCTCCCCCGCTTTGCGTTGACGGTGGAGCCTGAGCAGAGTGTCGGAAAGATTCTTCTCGTCGTTTGCCGCGTTGAGATTCAGCGTCGCCCGCTTCATGTTGGCGGAGGCGAGGAGTTCGTTCTTCTTCTGCGCGAGTTTGGCCGGCGCCGACGCTTCGTTGAGATCCCGCGCCGCCCGAAGGTCTTCCCAGTCCGCGTCAAAGTCTCCCTTGAGATCCATCGCTCGACGATGGAAGTCCTCGCGGATCTGGTGCGAGGCGATCTCGTACTGCGCGTCATTCTCGATCTTGGCGGCGAACTCTTTCCCTTCGGCAACGTTCAGCGCCTTCGGGTTGATGCCGTTCACTTCGACGACGGCCACCTTGTCGGAGCCCACGCCGAACTCGTCCACCCGCTTGGCGTAGGCCACGGGATCGAGGATCTCATGCACGGCGGCGGATTCGTCGTGGAAGAAGACCTTCCCCAACTGCGCCTTGCCCTGCCGCGTCGCGCTCGCAGACACCCGCTCAAACAGGTTCTGATCGGGAAGCATCTGAAAGAACTCGGCGGCAACCGGGTCTTTCTTGTAGAGCATCTTCAAGAAGTCGTTGTCGAAGATCGCGCCAAGCACCGTTTCCGGCTTGGCGTCGCGGAGCTTCTTCAACGACGTAAACCCGGTGGCCTTGGTGCCGAAGTCTTCGACCACGGCGTTGACTTCGATGGCGAGCATGTCGCGGAGCTTGCGCGGGGTCGAGTAGTTCCACCGCTTGAGCGTCGCCGCGAAGTGATCCTCCACCAGCTTCATCGTCTCGGGGGACATGATGCGAGCCGCGTAGAGGCCGAAGAACGGCTCCATCGACTCGTTCAGGAACCCGTGCATGACGTCGGCGGTGCCGAGGTCCGTCATGATTTTGCGATGCACGGCAAGGAACTGTTCGATTCCTTCCTTGCTCACCGTTCCGGCTTGGATCTCACCGACCAAAGAGGTGTAATCGTTCTGGAGCTTGGCACGCGCCCCGAGGACGGCATCCCGCGCCGGTTGCGGCGCCTCCGTCGCGGAACGGAACCGCTTGCCGGGGCCGGCCACGGAAGGCTCAGCGAGGCCGATGCCGCGAACGGCGTCGTCCAATTGACCAGCCACGCCCAGTTCAGGCTTTTGCACCCATGAAAGTTCGACGTTCACCCGTGGAGCAAGCTCCGCCGCCTTGAGCATGTCGTCAGGCAACGGCACATCGGGGAACCGCTCGTAGATCGTCTTGATCGCCGCTACGGCTTCTTCGGGATCGCGGCTGGCGGTCTTGTTCCAGAGGTTTTGGAGGACTTTCCCATGCTTAGGGGACGCAAGGAGGGCATCCCTGCGGGCCTCCCGCATCAGCACATCGGGGGAAGCCAGCCGCTTGACGGCCTCATCGATCGTCCCGAGGTCGTCGATCTTCACCACCCCGGTTTCGAGGAAGGTGTTAATGAGCCCGCTGTACTTGCCGCCGGCGATGATCTTCTTCGTCTCGGCGGAGACGCCGGTATCGAACATCTCCAACGCCGTGCCGAACACGGTGCGCCGGGTGGCGTCCATCGCTCCGACCGCCTTCGGCCCGAGCGCCGCTACTTCGGGATCGCTCACCCGCGACTTGTGCGAGAAGACGCTGACCACGGCTCCGGTGACGGGGTTCTTCCTGAGGAACGATCCCACGTTGTCGAGAGCCTGACCCGCAAGCACCGCCCCCGACTTGAAGCCGAGGTTGGTAGATCCAATCACCACATCGGAGAACGGAATCTTGAAGACGAGCGCGGCCCGCTCCCCGGCGCGGATGGCATTGGCGATCCCCGCCTTCTGCGCCCCGCGTGCGGCGGTTCCGGTGAGGCCGAACAAGCCTCCCGACCCAAGCTCGAACGGGGAAAGCAGCACATCCCCGAGAAGGTTCAGGGTGAAGTTCACCGCCCCTTCATCGACGTTGGTTTCCCCGGTGGCACGCCGGATATCAGCGAAGCGCGTTTCGTCCGCGAGGTCGCCTAAGCCGAGGGCTTCTCCGAGAAAGGCAAAGGGAGTCCCGCGAGCAAAGCCCTTAACAGCACCCTCAAAGCCGCCTTCGATGCCGCCCTTAACCGCGCCTTTGATGGCCTGACCAAAGAGCACCTTTTCGGGGAGAGAGAGGATCGTCCCGATCGTGCCCCAAATACCGGAGGTCTGTTCCTCCTCTTTGGCGGCGACCATGTCGGGGGACGGAAGCAGGGACGAAGCGATGCTACGGCGGAGCCCCGAGGAGAGGTCGTCGGGTTGAACGCCGAGGTCGAGACCCTTTCGCTTGGTCGGGTCTTGCTCCCAAATGTCTCCGCCCCAGATGTCAAGAGGCATTGGGGTTCGCCTGCGGTTGGCCGATGGATTGAGCCTGCGGCACGCCCATCGCTTTCAAGAGCATGGCGATAAGCGCCCCGTCGCGCTGGACTTCTTGGACGGCTTGCTGTTGGGCGAGCGCGGGATCTACGGCTTCCGCGCCGGGAGTCGGCATCGCACCGTCCGCCGTGCCGCCTTGCGCGGGAGGCGCAGGCATCAACACGTTCTGCTGGAAGTAGCGATCCAGCAAATCAAAGGCGGGGTGAGACTTCGCCATTAGCGCGACGCTTTCACCCGCTTGAGCAGGAGTTCCTTAGCTGCCCCGGCTCCTCCGCGACGCAACGCCGCTTCATCGCCTTGCGAAAGCGCCTGCAACTGGCCACCCATGAGACGGATGACGTCGTTCTGATTCTGCGGGGCGGCTTGTCCGACGTCGAAGTAAACGGCCATCGCCTTACGCTCCGAGGGGCTCATCTCGTTCCACACCGCTTCTGCGGATCGCGTCCACTTGGCGCGGGTGGCTTCGTTTCCGGCCAGTTCGCTTTGGAGCGCATCGAACTCCTTTTTGCGTTTGGCAGCGGCTTCGTCCGCCATCATCGACTCAAGGGCGTTCTTCGGCTTCGGCGCTTGCGGATTCGCGGACGGTGCGGTGTCACCACCCTTGAGCATCCCCCCCAAGGCCGCATCGCCGGGTCGGCTATCGGGGCGACTGGCGGCGCCGGGAGGCACGTCTGGCGACACCAAGCGCATGAAGTTGCCATCCGAGGCTTTGCGAAGAATGTTGCTCAAATCGTCAAGTCGTTGCGCTGTGGTCAAGCCCTTGCGATCGGCGCTGCGCTGATAGTTTCGCGTCGCCTCCGCCGTGGCTTCTTCCATGAGATTGGCAAAGGCCGGATCTTGCTTGGCAAGAACCTCGATGGTCGCAAGAAACTCAGATCCAGCGGCGCGGAACTTCTCGGCCTTGGCCTTGTCTCCGCCCTGTTCAGCCAAGACGGACATCTTCAACATTTCCTCGGCAGAGGAATAGAACGCAGCGAAACGGTCCTTGCGGATCAAGTCGAGACGGCGAAGGTTCTCAATGGACTGCGACAGGCTTGCATTCTTTCCGTTCTCTAAGTCATCCATCGCACCAAGGAGTTTGATCTGATCCGCAAATGACGCGACCTTCCTAGCGGTCGCAATCTCCTCGGGAGTCATCAATGATGCGACGTCGTTCTCCGCTTTCTTGACGGCGGCATCTTGGATCTTGGCGCGAGATTCCTTGCCGGAAACTAACTCATCCAAAGATAGTTTTTTCAGCTTTGCATCATCGCCAGCAATCGCCAGACGCAGGATCGACTCCTGCTCATCACGAGCAAGTGCGGCGGGAAGTTTTTCGGCTTTGAGCCTTTCCGCTTCTGCACGAGTCTCCTCAAAGAGTGAGTTCGCTACCGTGCTTCGGATCTTAGCCGTAGCAACGATGGGCTCGTTTTCTCGCTCTGCCGACTTGAGTTGCTCAGCCATGAGCCGAGCCCCGTCGCGAGCCCTTGCGAAGTTAAACGGCGCTTGCTCCTCCGCTTGATTTAGTTGGAACTCATCGGCTTTGAGCCCGATTTCCGCGCGCTTTCCAGCGGTGATTGCTTCCGCCAATCGCGCCTCGCGGAAAGGCTTCTCATCCTCGTACCGCGCCTGCTCCCGCAAGTCGGCGGCGACCATGCGCGAGCTTTCCGCCGCACGGGCTTGCCCCTGCGTGAACATCTGCGCGAGCGCGAGGAAGTATTCGTCTTGGGCCATTGGTTAGCCGAACAGGCTGCCGAAGCCGGTCCCGCCGCCTCCGGTGATTTTTCCATCGGGGCCGTAGGTGTACGGACGCTGCGCCGATCCGATCGCCGTTCCGATGGTGCCGAGCCCCTTCAAGGCGTCTCCGAACGGAGAGGCGTTGTAGCTCGCTTGGTTGCTGCCCACGCCGATCGCCGCGTTGGCGAACGCCTGCGCCGGGGCTTCCCGCAAGTTGAACGCCCCTTGGAGAAGCGATCCCAACGTAGCGAGGTCGATGATTCGTTGCTTCGCCGCCATCTCGTCCGTGGAACGCGAGATATCCGCCAGTTGCCCGCCAAGCCCCTGCGCGACACGGGCTTCGCCGGCGCGGGTGGAACTGTCACGGTAGGCACCTTGCGCCCCCGCACGCTCCCACGCGGCGTTCTGCGTGTTCTGCGCCCCTGTAACGGCGGCGTCGCCCAAACGCCCCTTGATGCCGGCGATGGCTTCGGGCGTGTAGGTCTGCGGATTCTTCGAGAAGGCGGTGATCGACTCCATGAAGTTCTTGAAAGCGTCGCTACCTACGGTGTCGTTCTGCGCGGTTTCGAGCGCGGCAAGCCCTCGATTCTGCGTCGAGAGCCCCTTCTTCTGGGCGCTGGATTGGGCGTTCGATGAGATCAGGGCGCCGCCCACGGAGGCAACGGTCGTCCCGATGGCGATAGCGGCGAAACTCATTGATCTACTCCCAACAGCGAAAGGTCGCACCCGTGTGGAAGCACCGGCTCACCGGGGACATGCGGCTCGATGATGGCCGCTTCGATCTTCGCAGGGTCCGTTTCCTCGGTCGGGTGGAACGTGGTCCAAGAAGTGTCTTTCACGGCGTAAATCACCCTTCGCGTTCCCGGTTGGGTGATGCCGCAGTACCCCTCCACAAGATGCACCCACCCCGTCGTTTCGTCCCAAACGTAGGCGTCGCCCTTGAGGATGACGAAGAAGTGCTGCGTCTTGTGGATCTTTGAAGTCACAAGCGTTCCTTGTGGAACGAAACACTCGCGGCGGTAGACGCCTTTCGCGAAGTGATGCGTCACAGGAAGCTGGATTGTGGGGAGCTTCGCCATCGCGTCTTCCAAGAAGTCGATCTTGGGAGAGAACCCGAGCGGGAGAGCTTCGGCGCGGTGGGTTTCGATGGCAGGCATGGCAGCTACGCGGATCGTAGAACCGCCGCCATAGGCCGCAAACTCATGATCTTTCATTGGCATTAGATAATCAGCGCTAGCCAAGCCGCCGTCGTCGTGGCCGATTCGACCGTGTACGCTTGACTGACTCCCACGTTTGTCGAAGGCTGGTTGCTAAGCGATGCCTGCAATCCAACTTGAATGTCGTCCGCAATGGACTGGGCGCGGACCACTAGAACCGTCGTTGCGGAAGCTCCGTAGATGGCCCAAAGGTCGTCGCCTTCGTTGATGGCTTGTCCAGTCGAAACGGAAATGTCTATGGACTTCAGGCCCGTCGAGTTCACGACAGCGGAAACGTTGGTGTAGCCACGGACTGTCAAAGTCGGATTTCCTCCGATGTTGATGGACCCGGTGGCGATTGCGACCTCCGCCCAAGTGATTGTAGCCGCAGCGGTCGTCACACGAAGGCGTAGCTTCACTACGCTCAGCGAGCGCGGAGCCCTCCCCATGTATACCGCGTAAGCGACGCCGCTGGTGGTGGTGCGAACGCTGGTGAGGTTGGCCGTCGCAAAGTGCGGCGTCATCAAGCAGCTTGGCACCGCCGCAAGATTTGCCGACGACACGATCTCAATGCCGTTAGAAGAGAAGTGACGGAAGCCTCTACCGTCCACGAACTCCAGCGACTCACCGGCCTTAAGCGTCATCACAATGATGTCGTACTCGGCACCGCTGACGTCCTTCTTGATCGTGACGGTCTGCGTCGCCGTGCCGTCGCGGTTGCAAACGGATATGTGCTTGATCTGTCGCGTCACACCAGAGCCTGAAGCCGCCGCGATCGTCGTCGTCGTGGCGGAGGCGACGTTGCCTTGATCGGAACCGGGGGCGATGACTTCCGTAGCTGCCGTGATGTCGAGGTACGAAATCGTCCAGTCCGTCGAGGCGGTGCCGCTCGTCTCAAGCTCTAAGGAGTGCGTCGTAGCCGTGAGAAGAATCATGCTCGTAGACTCACTTTCGCCAGCGTCAAGCCGCCACCGCCGCCACCCGCCTCAAGATCGTCAATGCGCGTTTCGTGGTCGGCCAACGTCACCGCATCGGCGTCGATCGTAGTGTTCGTGGCATTAATCCACGCCCGCAGATTGTCTCGGAACGATGGGTGATCGTGCATGTACCGCTTGAAGAACTCGGTCCAGTCCGTGTCCCGCACCATCTGACGGGGCGGGGGGATGACCGGAGGCAGTTCCGGTAGGTAGCTCACGACCGCGACCGTTGCGCCGTTTCGCGCCCCTCAAACGACATTCCATGCACGCGGAACGACCCTCCGCCGGGAAACACCCCGACGCCGGTTCCCGCCGCGTAGCCGGTTTCGGACACCCGAACGTAGAAGTCCGTGCCGAACCCGCCGAGCGCCTGCCACCGGGAGACGATCGACGACGACAACGCCAGCGTGCGAGAGGCGAAACCGGCCAAGGTCGAAGGCAACGTGCGAACGTCGCCCTTGTGCTGGAGGCGCATGGTCGCAGACGCAGAAACGATCTCCACGTTGGTCGCCACGCCGAGAAGCGCCTTCGTCGCGGCAGGATCTCCGAAGGCGGCGATCAAGTCGAAGTAGTAGGGAGCCGCCGCCACGATGACGAGATCCCCGATCGCAACCGTGGTGTCGTTCGATTCCAGCAAGAGTTGATTGGTCGCCGGGACGCCGGTGATCCGATGCTCTTGGATGGTGTGGTCGGACTTGTGGTAGACGAAGGCGCGTAAGTGCCGGTAGTCCAAGCCGCTGAACGGGGTGGAGGCGAACTCCAACAAGGCCCCGGTAGCGGAAGCCGTCTTCGCCGTCACCGTCAAAACGCTTGACGATGCCGCCCCGTCGCCGGTGTCTTGGTCGAGCTTGACCACCCACCCTTGCACGACGGCGACGGGCTCCGCCTTCTCCGACGCGATCTCCGCGAGCGCCCCACAGTCGATCGGGAGGTCATACGGCGACCAAAACCCTTGAATCGTGTCGTACACGAAAACATGGGTATTGCTGCCGGTGAGCCACGAAGGGCCGTTGTTCAGACGGACGCAGAAGTAGATCTGATTCCGTGCCCGGTGTTCGATGACGCAGAACTTGTTGCGCTCCGTCCAGTCGATCCGTTGCTTGAGCGTGTCCTGAATCGAGGTTCGCCCAAGGGACTGGATGTAGACCGGGGCCGTCGCGGGAGGCTCATCGGGGGATGAGATGTTCGTTTCGCGGTAGCCGTCCGAGACGTAGAAGTCGGATTCCCCGATGTACCACTGCTGGTTGTTGATGACGAGCGAGGCTTGCGACCCCACCGCACCGTGAGTGTCATTGACGCGGGTTTTCGCTAAGGGGCGATCGGCGTCCCCGGTGGCGTAGATGCCCCACTTCCCGTCCCCGACGTCCACGATGGAGCGGTCCAAGAGCGGGGCGATGGCGATGATCGGATCGCCGGAATCGATATCGAGGTCGAGGTAGCGCCCCCCTGTGGTCGGGTCCCAGTAGTCTGGCGTTCCGACGAAGGAGTAGTGCAACCGCGTCGGGTACTTCTGACTGCCGCCCAAGAGGGTGTAGTCAAGGAACTGGCCGACAACGGTGGCGTCGGGAGCCTCGGCATGGTCGAAGTAGTTGAGCGCCGTCGAGGAAGTCGAAACCGGGCCTACGATATCGGTGGTGTAGGTGACGGTGGAGTTGTCGTCCACGGTGGCGACCAAGTAGGCGTTCGCCCCGTCCGTGGCGGTAACGGCTACCGCGGTCATGTAGATGCGGCGTTGGTTGACTTGCGGGTCCGAGGAAACCGGCAGGACGATGGAGTCGATGGTGTCGTTGCCGGCGGCGAAGGTGACGAGGATTCCCGGCGACGGGTTGGATTCGATGATCGTGCCGCCGCTGGTCGATCGGTAGGTGACGTAGAGGTAGTACTGGCCTGCCACGAAGGCGCCGGGTCCGGTGTTGCTCACAGTAACCACCGGAGTAGCGGTCGGGGCACGGATACCCGCGTTGCGGAGGCCGCCTCCCTCGAAGATGACGGGGCGGCGCCCGATCGGTCCCGCGATGATGACCTTAGACCCGTACTGCGCGGCGCTACAGGCGTCCGCACGGCCGGGGAGCGCACCGACCACTTGGAGGCCGTTGTCCTCATCGTAGGACGTCAGCGTTGTTCCTGAGCCGATGAGGAGGCTCCGCACCCGGCTTCCGTCCGCAAGGAAGCGGTTGTACGGAAAGAGCAACGTCCCGCGCACGGGAAGATAGGGCTCGACAAGGCCGACGTCCCACCGTGCCCCGTCGTCCGTCTCGGGGCGCAGGTAGACGCGCCATCCGCCCAAAGCGTCGGTGGCGCTCGGGCCCGTGGACTGGACGATGTTCCCGGCGCCGTCGTTGAACTTGAGGTAAAGCTGCGTCGAGTTCGCCGCAGGTCCGCCGCCCCAGTCCGCGACCTCTTGGAAGATGTTGAGCGGGTTGGTCGCACCCGCGCCGACGCCGGAACCAAGACCCACGGGGAGCAGGTTCTGGTTGGTGTGGATGATCTGAAAGTCGTCGATCGTCCCGAAGAAAGAGCCGTCCGTGTGGAACGCGGTGGCGTCGTTCAGGCGGGCGGTGTCGAAGTTGGTGACATGCCGCCCGAGCGCCCAATCGGAGGAGACGACAGAGGGGGCCGCTCCGGTGCAAGCGGTGGACGAGAAGTAGGTGGTGATCGTGCCGTTACCGTTGTCCACAGCGAGGCCAAGTACCACGGAGCCGGTGCCCGTGCCGGTGCGGTAGAACGCCATACGCATCCGCTTCCCGGCGAGGGAAGTCACCAACGGGGTGGCAAGCGTCACCGTGCGTAGCGTGCCGTTGTCGTTGTAGAGCGCGACGAACTGATCGGAGACGACGCGGATGGCCACGGGGGAAGGCAGCGTCGTGCTGGTGCCCGCCCACAGAATCACCCCATCGGGCCAAGTCGTGTACCCCGCCGGCAAGGCCGGGAGGATGAGGACGAAGCGGATCGTCCAGCGCGAGACGTTGGGAGCCGTGGCGTTGAAGGTGAAGGCGACCTTCGTGCCGTCGATGTCGCGGATGTCGCACCAACCGTTGCCGCCGTTGAACGTGATGGCGGATTCCCCGACCACGCGGGATTCGTCGGACTGGAGCAGCCACGAAGCAGGGTTGTTGACGATGACGGCATCGTTGCCGTAAGGGCCGGAATCCTCGCACGACGGCAAGAGCAGCCCGTCGTTGAACTTCCAGTAACCGATGATCGAAGACGCGATACGCGCCGAGTCAAGTTCACGACTGTAGTACAGATTCGTCGGTGTCGCCGGAAGCCCGCTGATCGCCACGGTTCCCCACGAATACCGCAGTTCCGCGATGGTCGCGTCGATGTAGTCCGTACCGACCGTGTTCAGCGCGGTAGTACCGACGCCGATGAAAAGATCCTGTGTAGCTCCGTGGTTGAATCCGGCGATTCCAGCTCCAGTCGCGGCGGTGTTCAATCCAGTGAAACTCCACTTGGTCAAGCTGGTTTCTGACGAACTCCATACCGCCTCCAAGTAGCGATACTGGCCGATGATCGAATCGTCGCCGTTGCCGTCGTCGAGCGTCACCGTCACCGTCACGGCACCGGAGGAATCCCGCACTCGAAGCACCCAAGCGCCGAGAGATCCCGTACCACCATCCGACAGATAGCGTAGATCCGCGTTGAGGTTAGCCCCGGTGCCGAAGCCCCAAGACCATACCGTTTCAGGTGAACCGGCTACCGGCTTGCTTCGCAGTACTACCGCGATCCCGATGTAGACTTTCTGCGCGGGAGAGAACTGCGTGATGTTCTTGATGCGAACGTAGTCGTTCACCCCGTCGAGACGGAGCGAGCCGTTCTTCAACGGGGCGCTGCCCAACCGCGAGAACCCGAATCGCTTCTCCGCCGCTCGCCGCGAAAGCTCCACGTTCAGCGAGTCCGCGAACTCCCCCGGTGCCAACGCCGGTAGACGGCGCCGGTCGTTCAACCCGCGAAAGCTACTAACTCGTGAGACTACGGATCTCGTCACGGGGCCATCCGCTCCAACGTCTCAGGGTGCATCTTGCACCACGCATCGAACGTTTGATCGTTGTAGATGTGCGTGCCGACATGGCCCACGATCAGGCTGGTGTCCACCGCCACGCGCTGCCCGATCTCGCGGGCCTTACCCAAAAAGTAGGCGTCTTCCCCGCACGTTTTCAGGTACAGGAACGGGTGCCCTTCGGTCGCGTCCCACACCGCCTTGTAAGACGGAACCTTGCCCAACAAACAGGCGAAGCCGGTGACGCCGACCTCTTGCACGCGGGGCGGGTCGCGCTTGACCCAGTTCTTCCCGTCAGGCGTCGCCGGCGCGGTGAAGGCGCACGGGCCATAAGGCGGCGTCTTCTTGTAGCAGAGCGCCCCGATGTAGTCGTACTCGGGGTTGGCGTCCATCTGCGCCATGAGCCGTTCCAGCGTGTTCACCGGAGGCACCATGTCATCATCGAGGAACCACAGGTAGTCCGCCTCGTCTTTGATGGCGTTCTCTACCAACGTGCTACGTCCGTCCACGACATGCATCCGCGTAACGGTCTGCACCTTGAAGACGGATTCCTTGCCGAAGCGATGCTTCCAATAGTCGGCTCCGTCGAGCATCGCGAGGTTCAAGTCGCGGAAGGCGTCGGCGGTGATTTCGTTCCGGCAACAGAGCGAGACATGGATCTTTTTGGTCATGTGGCGCGGGTGTTCATCAACGAGTCAAGGTCGTCGTATTCGGAGCCGCCGTTGTCGGGAAGCAAGCCTTCCCCGATGGCCAGAGAGGCGTTGCCGCGAGCCGTGTCCTTCGCCATCGCAAAGTTGCGGGAGTAGATGGCGATTTGATCGGGGCGAAGCAAGTTGGAGAACTTGGTCAGCGCCCCGTCCACCAGATCCCACCAGTGATTCGGCGGGAAACGCGGGTCGATCAGCGTCCCGCCGCCGAGCGTCGAGTCGTGGATCTTGGCAGGGAAGGCGCGGTAGTTGTATCGCACCAACACCGCCGTCGTGGGCGGGATCGGATGCAACCGCATGACCACCGCTCGCGTCGAAGCGTTGCGACCCAACAGAATGTAGTGCGTCGGGCGCGACTGCGCGGTGTTCGAGGCGAAGTTGAACCGATCGTACTGCGCCCGTGAAAGGCGCATGATCGACTCGAACGGCGTCGCATTGAAACGCACGCCGTCACCGAGCATCAAGTCGAAGTCGTCAGCGAGATCGTAGTCGGTGGTGCCCTGCGTCAGCGAGATCGTGGCCGTCGTCTCAAAGGACTGCGGCTGCACGCAGCGCACGAAGTCACGCAGCGCCCAATCAAGAGCGCGGCGGAGGGAGGCATCAAGCCCGGTGTCGATCGTCTGCGAGCCGGTGCAACGGAAGTTGGCTTCCGCGACCAGTGTGTCCACCAGCATCGAATCGACGGCCATAGCGGACTACCCCTTCTTCGGATTCTTCTCGACGGCGACCTTCGCCCAGTAGGCGTCAGCGGCGGCTTTCTGCGCTTCCACACCCAACGCCAGCACGGCCTCGGACTTCGGTTGCACCTTGACCTCAGGAGCCCCGGCGAAACGGATGAAGTGTTCCGGCGGGACAGCAGGATCATGGCGATCCACGATGCCGGCCACGGCGGCCTTGAGCGAGATGTCGTCGCGGCGGGCGATGTCCACGGCGCGTTGCACTTGCTCCCACGTCAACCGGAGGTCGCCGTGGTAGTTCTTGATCTTCGATGTGTCTTGGTGCCAACCCTCGGTCTTACCGGAGGAATCCTTCAACCGGGTCCATTTGGACTCCAGCATGATCGGGATGCCTTGGTGATGGGAGAAGGCCCACGGCCATTGCGACATCGGAGCGCAAGAGTCGCGGAGGTTGCCGTCAGCCCACGTTCCGGTTTCCCACAGCGGAACCCACGGCGGCAGGAACGCCACCGTGGGAGCCGAGACGGACGAAGTGTTTTGCGTCATGGGCGAAATGGTACCGATGAAAGTCCCATTTCGCCAATGAGATCAGCGGAACGCGACTCGGGCCGAGATGACGACCTGCGTTCCCGTGGTGGTGCCACCTCCGGTCAAGGTCTGCCAGAGCGTACCGATGACGTTGTTGGAGCCGGCGGTCGCCTCTTGGACCCACCCGGCAGTCGTGCCGTGGTTAACCAGCGCGATTTGGCCGAACGTGACCATGTTGGCGACCGTTTGAGCCGCCGCACGGATCGCCACGACCCCGCGCTTGACCACTTGAATCATGTCGCCGGTGAGAACATCAGAGCCCGAAAGCCCCGAGATGGTAGTCGCCGCCCCGGTGCCACCCTTGCCCGTGTAGACACCGAGAGCCGCCGCACCGGCCCCGAGCGTCGCACTACAGACGACCACGGTTTGACCCGTGGTGTCCGCCGTGGAAGCGGCGACCAGCGAGCCGACAGGGATCGCCCCGCCGGCCTTGTGCATCTCGATCTGGTCGGGGTTCGGTGCTTGAGCCGAGTCCTTCGGATCGAATCCATTTGCGTAACCCATCGTTGAATCCTTTCCGGTGGCTCAGGCCACGCCGTAGTTGAACAGAATCCCGTTGTACCGGGGGTTGATGCACTCGTGGAAGCCACGGAACAGGAGGATGGTGCCGTCCGCCACCTGATCGGGGAACTGCGACCAGTCCCGCGAGGTGTCGAAGTACCAGCCCTCTTCGATCCGCAAGTTCCAGAAGTCGGTGTTCAGCACCGCCAGCATGTCCGCGCCCGCCGTGGTGGCGTCCGCAAACAGACCAGTCGAAGCCAGTTGCTCCTCGACGCCCCACATGCAACCGTTGTGCATGATGTACTTGACGCCCAGATCCGCCTCGTTCTTCGCGTCCCCGCCGACGAAGCGGACGAGTTGCGAGAAGGCGTGCTGGTAGTCGAGCCACGGGCGCGGCGTCGAGAGGATGACGTTCGGCTTGATCTTGCCGTAGGTGCAGCCGTACTGCATCACGTTGTCAAGCGCCTTGAGCGACTTCGTCTTCTCGTTGTTGGCCTTGATGCCGAAAACGTGATCGACGTTGGCGGTCCACGCCGCACCCGTGTTGTTGGCCGTGGTGTCGAGCGCGACGGAGACGTTCTCCCATCCGGTGGGGGTGCTGTTTCCGGCTCGCGTGATGTCGCCGTAAACCGAAGACGCCTGACGCATCTGCGCTCGCGTCGCCAGTTCGGCGTTCACCGTGATGTGATCTTCCGGCGTCAGCGCCTGCATCAAGCCGAGCATCTTCAGCGAATCGCTCGCGTTGCCTTGGATCAGATCGGTGTTGATCTGTTCCGCGAACGTGAGCAGTTCCGCGTCGATGCGCTCTTGAATGAGATCGACTTGCTTCCCGCTGCCGCCGTTGTCCGCCTGCTCCGACTTCGAGTAAGCGATGCCCTTGCGGTACTCGCCGTACTCGAACTTCGCGGCTTGCGGGCCGTCCGGCACCGAGAACGTAACCGTATCGAGATGGCGTCCCGTCTGCGCGGCGGCGGTGCGCGTTTGACGCAAGCCGACCACGTCGGTGTGACCCCAGTTCCCGACCTTGACGCGATCCTTCATCTTCAACAGCCACATGTAGACGTTGGCGTTGAAGACGAGATCCTGAATCTGATCCTTGATGTAGTTCTCGGTCGCGCCGACATAACGCGGCGTGAACGAGCTTGCACGAGTTGCAGTAGCCATGTTTTCTTACCCCCGCGCTGGATTAATCGCCAGCGCCCGCTTTCGCACGGGCGAAGTAATCAGCCAGCTTGCGGCGCCCGGCAGGAACTTGCGTCGGGGAAGCCGAGTGCATCGACCGGCCGCGCGGAGGAAGCGTCGGGGTTTGTGCGCCCTTCGCCTTCTTTGCCGCCGCCAATCGAGCTTGCTTCAGGGCGTAGGCTTGTCCCTTGGAGGCGGCCATCAGGGCCTCTTCCTCGGGCATTCCCATCTCCATCAGCTTCTCAGTCTTCTCCCGCCACGCGCTCACGCCGTTCCCGTAGCTCGCGACCACCTTGCCCCATCGGGCGTCACGCACGAGGCTCTCGCTGCGTCCGACCTTCTCTTCGAGGGGTTGCGCTCGCGCTCCGATGCTGCGCTCGATGCGGTCCAAGATCTGCTCCCCGAAGTCGTCCATGAAGTCGGTCAACGCCGAGTTGGCGTCGGGATCTTTCAGGGGCCTCTTAGGAGTGAACTTGAACGGCTCTGCGCCGCTCGTCGCGGGTGCGGACCCGCCGAACTGCTCTTGAAGGAACTTGACCACGGTGGCGGGGTCCTTGGTTTTAAGGATCGCCTGCAAGCCCGCTTCCTGCGTCTTGAGACGCTGATATTCGGTGAGGGCTTGTTCGTTGGCCTTTTTGGCTTCGGCGGCTTCGCGGAGCTTTTTCTGTAAAGCCTTGTTCGCGGAGCGCACCCACGCCTTGTGTTCTTCAGGGGCGTTCGTCTCGTCGATCGCTTCGTCCGCCGCGTCCGTATTGACTTGGCCGTCGTGCGTCGGGTCGATCTCATCGTGTTCGGGGGAGGTAGATGGGTCGCCTTGCTCATCGAGGGGCGCACCTTCGTCTCCGGGGGCCGTCACGACGGAATCGTCCGTCGCCGGTTCGGAATCAAACGGATCAGGCATCGTGCGTTAGCCTTTCACTTTCCGGGTTGGACGCAGTTCACTGCGGCCTTGATGACACTGGTGTTGCGGTCCACGACCGCCGCACCCGAGCGAACCTTCGGTTTCTTCATTGCGCTCTCCGCAGGTAGTCCGACAGCTTCCGTCCGCTCGCCTTCATCCGTTCGCGCGCCGTGGGTTGCCGCAGGATTTCTCCCGGTTCGGCCATCCGCACGCCCGCGATCTTCGCGAGGGATTCCAGCTCTTTCATGCCGCCGTTCTTCACGACCGGCCCTTGGCGTCCGTCCGCTGCCGTACCCCAGTTGGCCCATCGTTCGCGCACTTGGGCGGTCCCGAGATCGGCGACAATGCCGTCCCACGGGACGCCCGGATGACGCGCGCAATGAGCTTCTTCCGCCAATGATCCATAGCGGTTGGGACGGTGCAAACTCATGATCTGGTTGCCGTCCTCCGGTGGATCGTAGTTCCCGACGCGCTTGCACCGCCCGCGATCGGGGCAGTCGGCGCCGTGCCACCAGCAACGCCGCCTCACGACGGCACCGCCGTAGAGCCGCCCGGCTGTTTGGGAGCGGACCCGCCTTTGGGACCGGCTCCCGCCAATTGCATCTGCATCATCGCCATGACCATTTGCCCCAAGTCCACGTTGGCGTTCATAAGGGTCGATCCGTCCAAGATCCCGCGCTCTTCAGCGATGCGCTTGAAGATCTCCTCCAAGTTGAGCTTGGCGGCGAAGGCCGGGTTGGACAGCGCCAGTTGCATCAGCGAGGACAGCCATTGTTCGCGCTGGTCGCTGGACTGCGGACGCATGGAGCCGCGCTCCACCTCCACCCCGAGGTTGTCTTGCACGTCGCCGGGGGAAAACTCGTAGGTCTTCCACCGCTGGACGGCATCGCCAGAGACGAACTCGGCGGCGCGTTCGGCGTCGAAGAATTGCGCCGCTAACATCAGCAAGCGATGGCCGAGCAAGGCGCAGAAGTCCTCGACGGCTTCCTGCTTCTCGATGCCTCGCGAGCGAGCGGTGCGAGCGATCTCTTGCGCCTCGAAAGAGGACGTCTCCGACTTGAGCGCCTGCAACCGCTGATTCGGCCCGAGCCCGGTGGTCGCTTCGTAGTCGGAGGCGATCAGCTGTAGGTGCTGATAGATTTCCGCGATCGTGGCGTTACGCGGGATCGGGAAGAAGTAGTTCTCGAGCGCCTGCGGATTGGACGTTTCGGTCGGCACCTTGACGGGGATGAAAGCGCAAGTGCGCTGGACTTCGATCGCC